CCGCAGCGTCGCCCCAATCGGCGCAATCCGCTCTATGTGGCACCCACGCGTGAACAGGCCGCGTGGCGGCATGTCACAGGGATATTCCGCGCCTTTGCCGAATGGGCCACCGACGAGAACCTTGCCCTTGCACGCAAGGGCATGCGGGAGGCGAGGGATACCCCATTTCACGCCCTCGACGCCAAGGCCATCGCCCAGGGGTCTGCAGCTTTTACAATAATCAAGGAGTGGTCTGATGCTTGATAGTCAATCAGCGGCATTTGCCGAACGTGTCTGGGAGGTGGCCTCCCAGCTTGGAAACAACGCCCCAAAAATCGCCGATGACATGATGGAAACTGCGTTTCCGCTCACCTGTACGCAGGCGCGGCAGGAAGGGGCGCTGCGGATGCTGCGCATCGGCATCATCACCGAGGTAAAACGCACCCTGCGCAACCGGAGCGACGTTCTGGGCCAGTCAGATTTCTCCGAGGTCAGCGAGAGTTTTGCACCACTTATCCAAGACCTGCATTCGAAGTCCTATTTTGTCGAAAGTGCTGAGGAATATGTAGCGATCTCTGGTCTGATCGCCGAGCCGGATCTGCTGGATGACGCACGCCGCTTCATGCGGCGTAAGGGCAAGGAATGCCTGGACGAGGCTGATCGTCTTGATGCGCTCTATGTGGCGGTGACCCGCAATGATGCTGATGCATCTGCTGCACCGCTGGAGGTGCTGTCATGACTGGCGCGCTTCCCATTATCACCGCCGACCAGCGCATGGCCGAAACGCGCGGCATCAAAGGCGTGATCTTTGGGCCCTCCGGGATCGGTAAGACAACGTTGCTGTGGACGCTGATGGCGACCACGACGCTGTTCTTCGATCTTGAAGCTGGGGATCTGGCGATCGAGGGTCTCGCCATCGACGTCATCCGCCCGCGTACCTGGAAGGAATGCCGCGATTTTGCGGTTTTCATCGGCGGACCCAATCCGGCGCTGCGCGGCGAACAGCCCTACAGTCAGGCACATTACAACGAGGTCTGCGGTCGGTTTGGCGATCCGGCCGTGCTGGGTAAATACGACACGGTCTTCATCGACTCGATCACCGTGGCGGGGCGGCTTTGCTTCCAGTGGTGCAAGGGCCAGCCAGAGGCCCTGTCGGAGAAGACCGGAAAGCCGGATGTGCGGGGCGCTTACGGTCTGCATGGCCGCGAGATGATCGCCTGGCTCACGCATCTGCAGCACACACGCGGCAAGAACGTCTGGTTTGTTGGGATCCTCGACCAGAAGCTCGACGACTTCAACCGCAAGATCTTCATGCCGCAAATCGATGGAGCCAAGACCGGCCTCGAGCTGCCCGGGATCGTCGATCAGGTCATCACCATGATTGATGTGCCCGATGCAAACGGCCAACCGCAGCGCACCTTCGTCTGCCAGACGCTGAACCCTTTCGGCTATCCGGCCAAGGACCGCTCCGGGCGGCTTGCGCTGCTGGAACCCCCGCATCTGGGTCAGCTGATGGAAAAGATCCGCGGCCCTCTGATCCCTGCAGAGCGTCGCCTGACCTTCAAACTGCCAGTGCTGCCCGCGCCCCCGGTGGCCGACAGCACCGGCCCATCCAACACCTCCAATGAAAACTGAAAAGGACAAACCCGATGACTGGACTCTGGAACGACTTCAACGACGCACATTCCAACAGCGATGTGATTCCCAAGGGCACGCTGGCCAAGGTGCGCCTGACCATCCGCCCCGGCGGCTTTGACGATCCGTCGCAGGGCTGGACCGGTGGTTATGCCAAACGCGGTGCCACCGGCGCTGTCTATCTCGATGCCGAATATACCGTAGTCGAGGGACCCTATGCCAAGCGCAAGATCTGGTCGCTGATCGGGCTTTACAGCCCCAAGGGCCCGGATTGGGGCAATGCCGGGCGCGGTCTGATCAAGGGCATTCTGAACTCGGCGCGTGGCATCGGCGACAAGGACAACTCGGCGCAAGCACAGGCCCGCCGCCGGATCAGTGGCTTTGCCGAGTTGGACGGGATCGAATTCATCGCCCGGATGGACATCGGTTCCGACACCAATGGCGACGACAAGAACGAGGTCCGCTCAGCTGTCACGCCCAGCCACCGCGACTATGCGCAGCTGATGGGGCAGGGTGGGTCTGCCCCGATGCGAGGCCACAGCCAGCCCCCGGCAAACAACGCGCCGCAGCAGGGCTATGCCGCTCCGGCTCAGGGCTACGCAGCACCCAGCCCCCAACAGCAGACGCCACAAACCCCTGCGACACCCGGTTTTTCCGGGCGACCCAGCTGGGCCGAGTGAAGGGGAGCTATCATGCGACTGCGTCCCCGTCAAAAAACCTTCGTCGAGCGCAGCCTTGCTGCGCTCAACGCCCATGGCAACACGCTGGGCATCGCGCCGACGGGTGCTGGCAAGACGATCATGCTGTCGGCGGTCACCGGTGAGGTGATCGGCGACAGCGCCGCCAAGGCCTGCGTGCTGGCCCACCGCGATGAGCTGACCGATCAGAACCGGGGCAAGTTTGCCCGGGTCAATCCCAGGCTGACCACGTCGGTGGTCGATGCCAGTGCCAAGTCGTGGCCGACGCTGGCCCGGCTCGGCAATCTCGCCGCCATTCCACAGCTTGATCTGCTGGTGATTGATGAGGCACATCATGCGGTGGCGGCAAGCTACCGCCGTATCATCGACCAAGTCCGCAATGCCAATCCTGACGCCCGCATCTTCGGTGTCACCGCCACCCCGAACCGGGGGGACAGACAAGGCCTGCGCGAGGTGTTCGACAATGTCGCCGATCAGGTGCGTCTGGGCGAGTTGATCGCTTCGGGCCATCTGGTGCCACCGCGCACCTTCGTGATCGATGTCGGTGTTCAGGATAAGCTGCGCACTGTGCGGAAGTCGTTGGCGGATTTCGACATGGCAGAGGTCGCGTCGATCATGGACCGCGCGCCAGTCACCGACGAGGTCATCCGGCACTGGAAGGAGAAAGCGGGTGACCGTCAGGCCGTGGTGTTCTGTTCCACTGTCGCCCACGCCGCCCATGTCACGGAGGCCTTCAACGCCGCAGATGTGCCGGCCGGGCTGATCCATGGCGATCTGCCGAGTGAAGCGCGCCGCAACATTCTTGCCGCCTATGCCGCCGGAGAAATTCGCGTGATCGTCAACGTGGCGGTACTGACCGAAGGCTGGGATCACCCGCCGACCTCCTGCGTCGTGCTGCTGCGCCCCTCATCCTACAAATCCACCATGATCCAGATGATCGGGCGCGGATTGCGCACCATCGATCCGGAAGAACACCCCAACGTCATAAAAACCGACTGCGTCGTGATGGATTTTGGCACGTCGAGCCTGATCCACGGCACGTTGGAGCAGGATGTCGATCTCGATGGCAAGACCGAGACTGGCGACGCCCCAACCAAGGTCTGCCCGGGTTGTGGGGCTGATATCCCGCTTGCCTGCTTCGAATGCCCGCTTTGTGGCGAGGTTCTTGGTGGAGATGAAGACGGCGAGGCTGGGGCGCAGGGGCGCGCCGAGTTGACCGGCTTCATCATGACGGAGATCGACCTCCTGAAGCGCTCCAGCTTTGCTTGGATCGATCTGTTTGGGGCCGATGACGCGCTGATGGCCAACGGGTTCAACGCCTGGGGCGGCATCTTCTTTCTGGAAGGGCGCTGGCATGCGGTCGGTGGCGCAAAGGGCCAAAACCCCCGGTTGCTGGGCATCGGCGAGAGGACGGTGTGCCTCGCGCAAGCCGATGATTGGCTGAACGAGGTCGAGACCGATGAAAGCGCCTTCAAGACGCGCGGTTGGCTGAACCAAGCCGCTACCGAAAAGCAGCTGCAATATTTGGCCCCCGCCTATCGGCAGGATTATGGCCTGACGCGCTATGATGCCTCGGCACTGATGACCTTCACTTTCAACAAGCGGGCGATCCGCCAGCTGATTATGGCGGCGGCTCCTGATGCGCGCAGGGCAGCATGAGCCATGTCGCGCAAATCCCATCCCCGCCCACAGCGGCTGAGGATCGACCGCTGCCTGCGCGCAACGGGCATCTGCGCCCAAGCCTTTGCGCTGTCTGCACATCTCCCACACAGGGCTTTGGTTGGTTCGATCCCCACCAGCCGCGCCCGCACCGAACCCGCCGCTGGTTTTGCTCAATGGGCTGCCAAGCAGCTTTTACCCTCAAAGCCCGGAAAGGATTGAACATGGTCGATTTTACCGAAGAGGAAACGCAAGTGCTGCCCGCTGTTATGCGCGCGCTCGCCCCCGAGATGGAGCGCATCGGCTGGGATAGGCCGCTCGCCGGTTTGACCACCAATGACATGCACCGGCTGATTGTTGTCACCGTCGCGGCATTCCGCGCTGAAATGGCTCTGATCGCCAAGGATATGGAGGTGCCGTTTTGATGAAAGTCTGTTCGGAATGCCACATAGCGAAACCGAACGTGGAATTCGGTTTGCGGAGGCGTAGCCCTGATGGCCTGCAGGCCTGGTGCCGGGACTGCCGCCGCGAATATCAGCGTTCCTACTCCCAAAACTTCAGAAACCCAGAAAATCATTGCGAAGCACAGCGTCGCTATCGTCTGCGCAACGCCCACAAGCACCGGGCTCACGCTATTGTGCGGAGTGCCGTCAAGGCATGCCGAATCGTCGTGCCTGTATGGTGCCAGAGTTGTGGTTGCGTGACCGATCTAGAAGCTCACCACCACGACTATTCCCAGCCGCTCTCGGTCGAATGGCTCTGTTCGATCTGCCACGGGCTTGCTCATCGCAGTTATGAGGGAGGGCAGCATGCTGGACTATAATTCCCGCCCCAGCTTTGCCGACAAGGTGAACGCCGCCGTCGATGCAGCGCTGACCGCTGACAATGCTGCACGCGCCCCGCGCGATTATCTTGGTGGCTCGCGCCTTGGGCATGCCTGCGAACGCGCGCTGCAGTTCGAGTTCACCCATGCCCCCAAGGACGAGGGCCAGGATTTCAGTGGCCAGTTGCTGCGCATCTTCGCCATAGGCCATGTCCTTGAGGATCTTGCTGTGGCTTGGTTGCGCAGCGCGGGATTTGATCTTTACACCCGGAAGGGCAATCACCCCGATGGCGGCCAGTTCGGCTTCTCTATCGCTGGCGGGCGCATTCGCGGCCATGTGGATGGCATCATTGCCGCAGGGCCGGAAGGCCTCGGGCTGGCCATTCCCGCGCTCTGGGAATGCAAGACGATGAATGCCAAGAACTGGCGCGCTTGCGTCAAGGATGGCGTCACGAAATCCAAGCCGGTCTACGCCGCCCAGATCGCGGTCTACCAGGCCTACATGGACGCGACGGTCCCCGGCATTAGCGCCGCGCCAGCGCTGTTCACCGCAATCAACAAGGATACAGCCGAGATGCACCATGAACTGGTGCCCTTCGACGCGGATCTGGCGCAGCGGATGTCGGATCGCGGCGTGCGGATCCTGCAGGCCACCGACGCGGGCGAGTTGCTGCCGCGCGTCGCACAAAATCGCGACTTCTTTGAATGCCGCTTCTGCCCATGGGCTGAGCGCTGCTGGGGGATGCCCGCATGAGCGACGACAACATCATCCACTTCAACCCTTGGCAGGATTTCAA